CAGCAATTGATTTAGCCTCCAATAGATATGAAGAAGCATTCGAGTTAATGGATAAATTGACTCCTAAGCAAAAACAACAATTAGTTAAACCGACGCAATCTGTAAAGAAAGATGCGCCAAACTCACCTAGTGCAGTTCCGAAAGCTGCTGCATTAAATGAGGCTGTTGATGTAATGAGCATGAGCGATTCTGAATTTATGAAGTGGAAACAATCAAAGAAAGTAGCTAGATAGGCAAAGGATAAACCATGTCAGTAACGACAACGAGCGGTTACGGATCAATGGCGGACAGGTGGGCACATCGCGCACTTCTGCAAAGATCTAAACCGAGATGCGTACACAACCTTTTTGGTCGTGCTTTTACGCTACCACAAAAAAATACAGACACAATGGCTTTTAGACGTCAAGAAAACTTGAATTCTGATCCTGTTGTTCTAAGCCAAGAAGCTGATCCAGCACCTGAGCAAGTACAAAAATTCGACATTAACGTAACCATTCAAGAGTTCGGTAAAGTTGTTTTACTTGGTCGTAAAGTTCTTCTAGTTGTAGAAGATGATACTGCTTCTGAAACAGCTGATAACCTATCTCAATGTATGCACACAATGCTCGATAAAGTAACTCGTGATGTTTGGGATGCAGCTACTCCTCAAATTTCTTGTTTGAACGGTTCAAATGGTAATGCCATTACTGAGCTATCACAGACAGACGTTAATCGTGCTATTCAATACTTAGACGATAACGACACTGAGAAGATGACGCCAACCATTGAAGGTACTTCAAGATTTGGTACTGGACCAGTAGAAGCAGGTTTTTGGGTAACATCACACGTTAACTTGAAACCAGATATTAGAAATCTAGATGCATTCGTTCCTACTTCTCAATACGGTTCTCAAGAACCTGTATTACAAGCAGAATTTGGTGCAACAGATGAAGCACGATGGGTAACTTCAACTTTAGTTAAATTTACAGATGCTAACCCAGCTGTATACAACAATACATTTGTTGGAGCTAATGCATACGGTTATGTTGGACTAGATCAAGTATCTACTCAAATGATTTTGAAGCCACTTGGTTTTAATGATTATTTGAACAGATTTCAGTCAATGGGCTTTACAGCTTTTTTCAATGCAGCAATCTTAGACGATAGCCACATTGTAACACTATTATCAACAAAATCAGCATAAGGAGATTAATTATGTCAGATTTATTTTTAGGTCAAACATGTACAGAATTGTACAAATTCATCTCTGCTGGTACAGCGCATACGTTTACATTTAGTTTTCAGCCCGATAAGGTTGTTTTTAACAATTTAAGCGATTGGACTGCTACAGCTGCTGGAAAACCTATTTCCGTGTGGTTTAGAGATCAAACAACTGCTGCACATGCATTCCAACATCAAGTAATTGATTCGGCTGCTGGTGCATCTTTTAACTTTTTAGATACGGCTGCTGATGGCTTTACTGTTGCAGATACTGCGGGCGGTGTTTCAAGTAGACACGCAACCATTTCAGGTATTACACAAGCAGACCCTTGTGTGGTTACTCACAGTACTTTTACATTCCAAACAAATCAAGTTATTCGCATTACCGATCTTGGATCAGATATGCCTGTAGCTAGAGGAATGGATCAGTTGAATAACAATCGTTATAGAATCGTTGTTCTAAGTGCTACAACTTTCTCACTAAAAGACGTGATTACTGGCGAGCCAATCGACTCAGCAGCTTTCACAGCTTACGTTAGTGGTGGACGTATTGCCCTTGAGACTGCTGTTATCAGCTTAAACAACCCTCAGGTTAGCCCATACGATGTTACGCCTTACGTTCCAAATCCTTTTGCATTTGATCCAGTGGAGTACAAACTCACTGCTGGAACTGCTGTAATGGGTTCAGACGGAGACATATTTAATATCGAGGTTTACAAGTTCGGTGAAGTCATTGATCTTGGAGATCTTTTAGTATAGTTATTTTCTGGGTTACCTTAAAAAAGTAGCCCAGTTTACTGTAAAGCAGTTTTACATTTGGAGTAAATATTAGCGGTCAAGCATCACACAGAACAGATATAGCAAACATTACAAACGCACTTCCTTGTGAAATTACAACTACAACTGATCACGGTTATACTACAGGTAAATTTGTTCGTTTGACAGACTTAAACGGCGCAATGCCGATACCTCGTGGAGAAGATCCATTAAACAATTACAGATGGAAGATTATTGTTACGGAAGCTACTAAATTTACATTAAAGTACCCCGTTACAGATCTACCAGTTGATTCCACGCTTTTCCCCCCTTATGTTGAGGGTGGATTTTGCAATTTAATAGAAACTAACTTTGTATATGAAGGAAATTAAAATACATGGCAAGACCAAAAAAAGAACATGCTTTAGAAAATGAAGATGTTATAAGCAAAACGCTAGAAGCAGCAAAAGAAGAAAAATTAGCAATTGAAGATATGCCTTTAGAGTCTATACGCGATTATAGGCTTTACAATGAAGAAGCTCGTAAACTAAACAAAAAGCTTAGAATGTGCAGATATCCTATTAAGCAATGTCCTGTTGAGCTTCATCCAAAGCAACGTATTAAATTTGGTAATAACGATAAATCCATTCATCCAGTAAAAATATTTTTAAGTAATCACTTAATTCATTATGATGAGAAGTGGATTCCTGGACATGTTTACGATGCACCCGAATGCGTGATACATTATCTAAGTGAGAAGGGCTATCCTGTATGGGGTTGGGTAAATCTTGCTGACGGATCAAAAGAAACAAGACAAGTGGCTAAATCTAACCGCTTCTCTTTAACGCCCGTATATGACGAAATGAAGTATTAGTAAGGTAAGGAAATATGGCTCTAAATAGTAGATCGGTTCAAGATACTTTAGATTTAATGCGAAGAATTCTAGGTCGTAGAAATGAAAACGACCCAGATGCCAGTGATGATATTTTACTGCGTTATTTAAATGACTTCTACAGTTTATCCATGCCGAACGACACAAAGCTATTTGAGAGCTTTGGTACACTGTCTTTTACTATAGACGAGACAAACACAACTGGCGTTTACACATTTAATGATGTAGGCGCTAGTTTTGATTTTATGAATTTATCTCAAGAAGCATATATTTCACTGCTAGATCCTGTTAACAATTCTGTTTCTTGGAATCAGTTGCCCATATATCAAAATCCAGGCGAATTTTTCGCAATATGGGGCATTAACAACGAAGAAATACTTATTCCTGGCTACCCTACCAATATGCTGTATTACGGCACTGAGATGACGTTTCGCACAATCCCAGATACCGCTTACTTGGTCAAGATTTTCGGTTATAAAAAGAACGTAGACTTTCCAGATGCAGATGAGCCTTTACCATTTGATTACTGGCTAAGATATCTTGCTTATGGAGCTGCAAACAATTATGCCAGAGATTTTCGTTATGATGCACAAACTAGAGCAATGATTAAAGAGTCGTTTTCAAGCGAAAGAAAGCTACTTTTAACTAATACGCACAATCAAGTAAAAATGAGTCGACCATGCCCTCGTTTTTAGTGATCTTAAATATTTTATTATGTAAACTAAACAATAAAACAAGGTTAAAATGCCACTCGTAAAAGGTAAAAGTAAAAAATCTATTAGTACTAATATACGAAAAGAAATGGAATCGGGAAAAAAACAATCTCAAGCTGTAGCAATAGCTTTAAGTGTTGCTGACAAAGTAAAATCTAAAAGCAAAAAGGCAAAAAAATGAAATCCAAGAAAGTTCCAGGTAATAATTACGTTGAAAAAGACGAAAAATACGATAAGAAAATGAAAAAGAAAGATCTTAAAGGTATGAGCACAGCTGGTATTGCGACAGAACTTAAACTTTCACAGAAAGAACAAGGTTATTCTAAGAAACCAAAAGTAAAGCCACAGAAAAAAGGTAAATAACAATGCCATGGAACTCAACGGCACCTGTAGGTAGTATTTCGGTTAAAGCAAACCGAACTATTCTCCAGCAAAACACAACATACATTGAAACTACAATGGGAACGTCAATTGTTGGAACAAACGCAGTTACAACACGTGATCATTTCTGGAATGTCGGATCAGATGAAGATGGCAGACATCGCTTTATGCAATCGCCCGCTTTCACTGTGGGAGGTTTACCAGTAGATCCTGTGGTAGGTACTGGTATGGACTCTGTAATGTATTCTAAGCTTAAATTAGCAGCAGAAGCAGTTGCACAACAAGACGTGCAGCCCTTTTTCAGAAACTCCTCGGCAATAATGCAGATCTTGGGAATTAGAGCTTGTGCGGTATTTGATGCGGTAGGTGTTATTGCTTATAGCCATAACGTGTCTTCGGTAGTAAGAACCGCAACTGGTCTATACACAATCAATTTCACAACCAATCTACCCTCTGCAAACTATTTGGTTTCTTGTAATGCTATGCGACAAAACGCAGACCAAGATTTACCAGTAATCGGCAGTGTAGCTTCAGGAG